TGGAAGCTATTTCGCTTATTCAAAGCTTAACTTGTGAAGTAAGCTCATTGAAAGCAGAAGCTAGGGATATGCTCAAGCTCCCATAATACAACTATACAAACGGTGGATTACAGTAACATGAAAAACTTGTGGCAATTAGATCGAAAGACTATCTTCAAAGAACTAACTAAGGTGTACCAGCAGGCAGGATACAGCAAGAAAGAATCTAAGAGGTTAGCAAGTGAAGAAGCTAAAGAGATGGAGGAGTATGATATGTCTTTTGTATCTGACCTACTAGATGGAGAAGAGAGTGAGTAGTTCTATTATAAAAGCTAAGCTACCTTGTCCCTTTGAAGGGTGTAATTCTAGTGATGGTTACTACATCTATGATGATGGACACGGTCACTGTTACTCGTGTGACACAACTGGTAGTGCTTCTACTGAAGGAAGAATGAGTATGGAGAAAAGAACATCACCAACAGTACAACCTTTGACTAATAATAGAGGTACGTACACAGAGATAAAAGATAGGCGTATTACTAGAGAAACTTGTAAGTATTATGGAGTAGCTTGTACTAATGTGTCTAACGTTGAGAATACATTTAAGATAGGACAGATTATATTTCCTTATTATGATAAGGATAACAACTACATAGCTACCAAGTCTAAGAAAGACCATGACTATACGTGGGCAGGAGAGGGAAGGAAGGCTACACTTTTCGGACAGAACCTCTTCAAAGGAGGAGGTAAGTACGTTACCCTTACAGAGGGGGAGATGGATGCTCTCTCTGCATACCAAATGCTTGGGAGTAAATGGCCTGTGTTATCCGTAACTAACGGAGCACAGTCAGCTAAGCGTTCATGCCAGAAGAACTTTGAGTTCCTTGATAGCTTTGAACATATTGTTATCTGCTTTGATAACGACGATCCTGGACAAAAGGCAGCTAAAGAAGTAGCTGAACTATTTGAACCTAATAAGTGTAGGATTGTACCAAAGGAACATAAGGATGCTAGTGAGTATCTTCAGAAGGGGCAGGGAGAGAAGTACAGTCAAGCTTGGTGGAACGCTAAGGTCTTTACACCTGCGGGTATCATTAACCTTAAAGACTTAGGTGATGAGCTGTACGAAGAGAAGGACAACCTTTCAGTTCTCTATCCTTGGAATGGGTTAAACGATAAGACTTTTGGTATACGTACTGGAGAGATTGTTACGTGGACAGGAGGAACGGGAACAGGTAAGTCTTCTTTTGTACGTGAAATTGTTTTCCATATCCTTAATGAACGTAAAGAAAACATTGGTGTTCTTTGTTTGGAAGAGAGTGTGAAGAATACTGTGTTTCATTTAATGTCTATAGCTGCTGAAGATAGGCTGCACATCAGAGAAATTAGAGAGAAGCACAGCAGGGAGGATTTGAAACGGTGGCAGGAAGAGACAGTAGGTACTGGTCGTATCTTTGCCTTTGATCACTTTGGTTCTCTTGATACTGATGAGATACTAGCAAGGGTACGCTACATGGTGAAGGCGTTGGATTGTAAGTGGTTGTTTTTAGATCATCTATCTATCTTAGTGTCTGGACTAGAGGGTGTAGATGAGCGTAGAAATATCGACGTACTTATGACTAAGCTTCGCTCACTAGTAGAAGAGACTGACTGTTCTCTTTCTAACGTATGTCATCTACGAAGGACGAGTGGTGATGATGGACATGAGGATGGTAAGGAGGTTAAGCTTGCTCATCTACGTGGATCACAGTCTATCGCTCAACTCTCTGACATAGTGATTGGAGCTGAACGTGATCAACAAGCAGACACAGTTGAAGAAGCTAACACCGTAACAGTACGTGTGCTGAAGAACAGGTACTCAGGCTACACAGGTATAGCTTGTAAGATCAGGTTCGATCCTGAGACAGGTAGATTATCAGAGCTTATACCAGAGAAGGAAGAGGATGATCCTTTTGTAGTTAAAGAAGATGACTTTAATCTAGCTTCCCTGCCTACTCAGGTACCAGTGACCATGACCCTAATTGAAGATGATGACGAAGAGGAAAGAGATATAATTCCTACTTAGGATACATAGATTATGTCGCAATTTCGGAGAAATTCGCTGTGAAGATCATAGGACTTGATTGTGAAACAACAGAGATACCTGACAACGGTTATGATCTACCTGATGTACTACATTGTATTGTAACCAGTGAGTACGGAGTAGACCCTGCCGTAGGCACTGCAAGGTGGACTTGCTTAGATAACTTCAACGGTTTCTTGGAGTACGTCAGTGACGTAGACAAGTTTGTAATGCACGGTGGTGTAGCTTTTGATGCTCGTGTATTGAACAGATTGCTAGGTACAAAGATAAAGGTATCGCAGATCATTGATACCTTAATCTTATCTCAATTAGATAACCCTATTATTAAAGGAGGACATTCATTAGCAGCATGGGGTGAGCGGTTCAAGTACCCTAAGGATACCTTCTCTGACTACACTCAGTACAGCCCTGAGCTTCTGAACAGGTGTGAGGTAGACGTAGAGATAACCATGAAGCTCTTCAGGTACCTTAGTACAAGGAAGATAAACCCTAAAGCTTACCAACTAGAAGCTAAGGTACGCTCTCTTGTGTCTCAACAAGAAGTTAACGGGTTCACCTTAGATATACAAAAGGTTATAGCTCTACAGAATAAGCTTACTACGTTATCTAATACCTTAGAGGAGTTAATAACTGAGTCCTTTGGTCCGTTACCTAAACATGTAAGAGACTATACGCTACGTCATAACAGTGACGGGAGTATCTCTAAGGTAGGATTAAACCATTTAAAAGATACTGACGTAGCTGTTGTTGTGGCGGGTGATCATAGTGTGATAGATTGGCCTGCGTTCAATCTTAATTCAAGGCAGCAGATAGCTAAGCATCTTGTGAACAGAGGGTGGAACCCGACTAAGTTCACTGAGAAAACAGAAGAACCTATCATCTCTGAGACTACACTGAAAGGAGTTGACATACCTGAGGCTACCCTCTTAGCTGAGAACTTAATGGTTGTATCTAGGATAGCTGATACACGTAACTGGATCAAAGCTTATCAGGAAGATGGTAAGGTACATGGTACTGTCTACACTATAGGAGCTGTTACTAATCGCATGGCTCACGTTGAACCTAACGTAGCACAGGTACCCGCCTCTTACTCTCCGTATGGTCCAGAGATGAGAGAATGCTTCACTGCCTCTGAGGGTCTGGTTCTTGTAGGTGCTGATGCTTCCGGCTTAGAGCTTAGATGTTTGGCACACTACATGAACGATACTAACTACATCAAAGAGATACTAGAAGGAGACATTCATACAGTCAACATGCATGCTGCTGGTCTTACAAACAGGGACACAGCTAAGACTTTCTTTTATGCATGGCTATATGGTGCTGGACCTGCTAAGATAGGACAGATAGTAGGAGGTACATCAAAGGACGGTAAGGCTTTGATTGATAAGTTCCTTGAAAGCTTACCACCTTTGAAAGCTTTGAAAGAAAGAGTACAAGATCTGGTACCTAAAGGAGGTAGACAAGGGTTACAGGCAGCAGGTAGACTAGAAGCTATAGACGGTAGGATGTTAGTGGTTAAGTCAGAGCATGCTGCCCTTAACGTACTACTACAAGGAGCGGGCGCTGTCATATGTAAGCAGTGGCTGGTTGATATCGACACACTTAACTACAAGAGAGGTACTGGTGCTAAGTTGGTAGCTTCTATTCACGATGAGTACCAACATGATTGTCTCCCTGATAAAGCTGAAGAGTTTGGTCAGCTAACCAAGGATGCAATCAAGATAACAGAAAGGAAGCTAGGATTAAACTGCCCATTGGATTCAGAGTACAAGGTGGGTGTTAACTGGAGACTGACACATTAGAGAAAGGAGACAGGGGATGGATAGTAAATTAGATGTAGACGCTTTTAACAAACGTATGGCTGAGGAACATCTTAGTAACCCAAGGGATAGGACCAATGTATCTGAGAAGTTAACAGCAGAGAACAAGCGGCTGCGGGCGGCGCTGACAAAGATAGCGCAATTCTCCCAAACGGAACAACTGCTTTGGTGGCAAATGACCGCCCGCGAAGCACTGGATAAGGATACAGGGGAGTGACGTGTAGTCTTTGTAAGGGCTGTGGAAACTTCGTTGTGACACACAAGGGCCGTCTAGAGATATGGACCTGCCCTGCGTGTGGTGGGTGCGGGTGCCGTGTGCAGTTTGGTCCGCCAGTTATTAAATCTCATGCAAAGTAAGGAGACAGGCGAATGAGTGCCAGTCGAAAATCTTTCAGCAGCGTCGAAAATTACCCTAATTTTATTACTGTCGTCGAACATAAAGCTCGAACGTATCTTCAATGACGGATAAGGAGACAGACTAATGGAGGATGCATGTACTCAAACTTAAATAAAGACACACTGATAAGATTAACAGACGGAGAGCTAGAGATATGTGACTACGTAGCAAAGAGGCGTTACAAATCTAACAGGTCCACAGGGACGTATGATCCAGCTTCTCACCTAAAGGAGGAACACTCTTTAGATATGCTTGGTGCAGCAGCAGAGCTGGCTTTTATTAAGCAGGCTGGTGTATACCCTAAGGATTTCTTTTCATTCTATGTTAGGTCTAACCTCACAGGTACAGATACAGGTGATGTAACACTAGCCGGTAAGGTTATTGATGTTAAGACTACAACACACAAGAAGGGTAGGTTGATCGTAAGAAGTAGTAAGAAGATGTGTGATATCTTCAGCTTCATAGTCCAGCTATCCGACACTGAGTATCTTCTGAAAGGACACTTCCCTGCTGATGATCTCTTAGTGAAAGAAAGGTTTGGTCACCACAAGGTGTTCAGACAACCATGCCACATGGCAGAACAGAAGGAGTTATTAAATTTTGATGAAGCATTAAAAAAAACCTGTTGATACAGGAAAGAAACCTGTTGACAATCTAAGCACACTACTATATACTTCGCAAACTCACATACACCAATGATGGTTATGTGGGCATTACAAACGAGTAAAGGAAAAGTAAATCATGAGCGATAACAAACAAGTTAGTCACATCCTTAGCGGCGTAGCTTACTGGGCTAGCGTCATCAACCCCAACACTAAGTTTGATCCTAAGTGGCAGATTGATGTGTGTCTCTCTGACAAGGATGCAGAGTACGCTGAGAAGAAGATCGGTCTTATCGTTAAGACAGGCAAAGATGATAACGATGAGCGCGGTAAGTTCGTTACAATCAAACGTAACTGTGTCAGTGGTAAGGGTAATGATATCCCACCGCCTGTCATTGTTGATTCCCAGAACCAGCCTTGGGATGGCAGCTTGATTGGTAACGGTTCAAAGGTTAACGTCAAGTTCAAGACGTATGACTGGAACTATGCCGGTAAGTCAGGCATTGGTACTGATCTTCAGAAGGTACAGGTGGTTGATCTTGTAGAGTATGATGACGGAGATGACTTTGAAGCTGTCGATGGAGGGTATACTGTCCCTCAGAAAGACATGCTTGATGATGAAATCCCGTTCTAATTACTAGGATACATGGGCGGGGCAGGGGTATATCCTTGTTCCGCCTTTCCTATTATGTGTACGATTAAGGAGAGAAGAGACATGACTAACACACAGAAAGTATTAAGTGAATTGAAACATGGTGGGCGTGTGTCCCGCTACACTGCTATTCAAAAGAACCTAGCTGAAAACCTTACAGCTACTATCTCTCAGCTACGTAAGAAAGGGTATCACATTGTACCCCGTCCCGCATTCGATGAGAAGCATGGACACTACACCCGCTACAAGCTGATGGACGCAAACCCTTCGGGTTTCGCTGATGAATCACGGTTAGCTGCATGATAACAATTACTTCAGGAGCGGTAGCGGCGGCAGCAGCATCTAGTAATACAGAAACGTTATCTATCTATTCTGTTGTATTTTTGATTATAATGGCTGGTATACTACTGGTGCTATATTACAAGTATTGAGCTATAAGCAGGAGCTATACAGTATATGACTAAGAATATTGAAACCCTAACAGAAGATATATACAGCCTGTTCACATCAGGAGATAACGTAACTCTAAAGCAGGAGGATATAGATAAACTAGGGAAAGACTTAGCTACTGTTATAGCTTCTGTTCTCTCTGAGAAGAGGAGCGAAGATAACAAGCTGCGTCTATCACAGATAGGTAAACCTAACAGACGTATCTGGTATGACCTGAACACTAAGTCTGATAAGAAAGAACAGATAGATGGTGCTACGTACATCAAGTTCTTGTATGGTCACATCTTAGAAGAGCTGTTGGTTTTTCTTTGTAGGGCTGCAGGACATGAGGTGACCGAGCAACAGAAAGAGGTTACAGTTGGAGGTGTACTAGGACATAAGGATGGCAGGGTAGACGGTACCCTTGTTGATTTTAAGTCTGCATCCTCTTACTCGTTTAAGAAGTTTGTATCAGGAGAGTTCACAGAGAAAGATCCATTCGGTTACATACCTCAACTGAGTGCGTATGCTACTGATGGTGATGACAAGGGTGGAGCTTTCGTTGTTATAGATAAGACAACAGGAGAGATAGCAGTATGTCCTCTTCATCAAATGGATATGATAGATGCGGAAGCTAGGGTCAAAGAGATTAAGTCTACCCTTACCTTGGAGCAGCCGCCTGAGAAATGTTTTGATGATCGCCCAGAAGGACAAGGCGGCAACCGCGCTCTTGATTTTGGTTGTGTCTACTGTCCTCATAAGTTTGATTGTTGGGCTGATTGTAATAACGGGGCTGGTCTTAGAATCTTTAAGTACTCTAATGGTATCAAGTACTTAACTGCTGTACCTAAGTTACCCAAGGTAGAGGAGATTACACAGGCAGTTACTTCTTAATGAGGGGTAAGCGTACCAAGAAGCACGGTAACTACTACAGGTCAGGGAGTGAACTGTCAGTAGCTAACTTACTTACCACTAAGAAGGTTATGTTTGATTACGAACCGGAGTGGTTGAAGTATGAAGTGCATCTAGTTAAGAGATACCTGCCTGACTTTAGGTTACCTAACGGAGTCTTCCTAGAGGTTAAGGGTATCTTCTCTTCTGATGATAGGAAGAAACACAGGTTAATAAAAGAAGCACACCCTGAATTAGATATAAGATTTGTATTCGATAACCCTAAATCTAAGTTATACAAAGGAGCTAAGTCTACCTATGGAGAATGGTGTACAAGATACGGATTCAAATATTGTAAACGTGCTGACGGGATACCTTCCAATTGGCTGAGCATGAAGTAAGCTCTAGTACTTCTTTACACCTAGTCTGTGAAGTAGAAACTCTAGTCAGGTCGCGTCAATCGTACCCTGAACAGATACTATTTCTCAGCGTAATACTCCAAGCTCTACTAGATGCTACTAAACCCGAACAAGACAATGAATCAGAGGATGCTATCCTTAGCAGATCAAGGGCTAAGGCGTGGTTCTCTGCGTCTATAGGTGTAACAGCAGAAGACTTTCAATCTGTGTGTGATCTAGCTGATGTAGATGCAGGGTACACTAAGTCCTTTGCATACAAGGTACTACAATCTAAAGAGATTAACTACATAAGGAGGAGGATCAACACGGTCCTTTCTTAGCGTATGACAAATGAATTTGGAATGAGCATCCCTGTATTTGAAAGAGGGAAGACATACACTACAAAGTTTATAAAGGAGAATGATGGAGAGTTCTCTAAGTTTAAAGCTATACCTGGAACACTCTA